GCCATTTCCTTCTTACGTCTACCGCCGGACTTCTGGTCCTTATAGCATCCGTGCACAATTAGATTGTACAGAAGAATCCAAGGTCACAAACTTGGTACTTCCTCGCCCGATTACGTGGTTTTTGATACTAAAAGGCAACGTAGTGTAAGTCACGTAGTTTTCGCTTGCATATTGCATTGGCGAAATCTGCGTCCTCAACTCGTTTACCTGGAAGCATCATGGATTCGCGTAACCACACTGTTCGACAAGATAGTCGTAACAGAGAACCCTTAACATGTCCTTGGACCCATTCGTCGACGGAACCAAACTTTATTTTTCGATATTGTTCGGTTACCATCTGCATGGTCTTCCAACGGAGTAACCCTTCATCTTGCTTAATAGGAGGTAAAGCATCCAAGATGGATACCATAACTTTAACCTTATAAACAAAACTTTGAGTTGCCTGATCCCACCGTCTCTTTTTGTAATTAAAATTACGAATTGAGTGGCTCGCCTTATCTCGGATAAAACCGAGCATCGGAGATTTAGGTCTAACAAATGGTAAATCAAAACCCCATTTGTTATACTTACGGATTTTAGCGCGAAGCAAAGCAGCAGTATGGACATAGCCCTTGCGAAAGAGCTGTGCCTCAGTAAAGAGGAGTCCTACAAACTGTTGTTCGTTCATGTTAATGTTAGGTGTATTTTTGAAATACACAGGCGTAATTTCAAGGCCATAATAGGCGTGAACTCCACAAGATTCTCTAAAGTATGATTTGTAATAGCTCTTTTGTTTATTGAGCTTCATACCAAATTTTGGCAGGTAATTGTACACTGCATCTACAAGTTCGACATGACAAACAATATCATCGCCGTACACGTAGATTGAATCTAGATGTCGTTGGAGTCCAGTATGATTGGCAATGGCGCGTATAAGTACATAGTGTACAAGTGCCATAACTGGAAAACAAAGAGCAGATCCCATCGGCGCAAACTTAGCCGTAGGAAATTCCTTAATGAATTTAATATCATCAGGAAGCTCTATAATTCTTGTCGAGAGCGCAAGTAATTTTTCACAAAAATCCTCGTTCTCCGAAAAGAGAAACCTTACTAGCTTACGTGAAACACGATCACTGGCTTCTTTCATATCGATTGTAG